GCACCGGGCTGGCGTCTTGGACGACCGGCTCCTTGGTCTACGCCTCGGCCTCGACGACCCTCGCGGGCCTCGCTGATGTCGCCACGGGCAACGTCCTGCTCTCTGGCGGCGTCGGTGTCGCCCCCTCGTGGGGGCAGGTGAGCCTGACGACCGCCGTGACGGGCACTCTGCCCATCGCCAACGGCGGCACGGGGCTCACCTCCACCCCCGCCAACGGCGCGCTGGACATCGGCAACGGCACGGGCTTCACCCGCACGACGCTGACGCAGGGCACCAATATCGCCATCACCAATAGCGCTGGCTCGATCAGCATCGCCGTCTCCGGGACGCCCTCGTTCGCCACTTCGGTCACGACACCAATTGTCTACGGCGGCACTGCGTCGTCGTCCTCCCTGACGCTGCAATCTACCTCCGGCGTCGGCACTACCGACACCATCCTCTTCAAGGTCGGCAACAACGGCGCCACGACCGCGATGAGCATTGCGTCTGGTGGGACGGTCACTATTGGCACGTTGAGCCTGACCAACCCCCTCGGCGTTGCCTCTGGCGGGACGGGCCTGAGCGCCACCCCATTGAATGGTCAGATCGATATTGGCAATGGCACCAACTTCACGCGCACGACAATATCGTCGGGTACGGGAGTCAGCGTCACCAACGGCGCTGGCACGATCACCATCGCCAACACCGGCGTGACGTCCAATGTGGCTGGCACGGGCATCAGCGTCTCCGGCGCGACTGGCGCGGTGACGATAACGAACAGCGGCGTCACTTCAATTGTCGCTGGTTCAGGCATCACTATTTCTGGCGCCACCGGTGCGGTCACTATCAGTAGCGCCAGTGGCAGCAACGTGTCATCCATCAGCTTTGGCTCGACGGGCCTGACGCCCGCCACGTCTACAACGGGCGCAGTGACTGTCGCGGGCACACTGGCCGTGGCAAACGGTGGCACCGGCGTCACTACCAGCACTGGTACGGGCAATAATGTCCTTTCGGCATCGCCTACATTTACTGGCACGTTGACTGCGGCTACGATCTCGGCCAGCGGTTCGATCAGCGACAGCATTGGTGACGTTCGTACAGTTCCACAGAACGCGCAGACATCGGCCTATGTCCTTGTTGTTTCCGATAACGGCAAGCACATCGCCATCACCACAGGCGGTGTCACGGTCAACGCCAGCATCTTCTCTGCTGGCCAGTCGGTGACGGTCTACAACAACTCGGCGTCTATCCAGACCATCACGCAGGGCACCTCGGTGACGATGTACCTTGTGGGAACGGCGACGACCGGCAACAGGACGCTTGCCCAACGCGGGCTATGCACGATCTTTTGCGTGGCCTCCAACACCTTTGTCATTACCGGCGGCGGATTGACCTAATGAGTATCTATAACGTCCTTGCGGGGTACAGTGGGGTAACACCTGGCAGCGTCAACTATTTAATCGTCGCTGGCGGCGCTGGCGGCGGCGGCTTTGGCGGTGGCGGCGCTGGCGGCTATAGGGAGTCAACCGTTGTATTGACGGCAAGCATCACCTACACAGTCACTGTTGGCGGCGGCGGCACTGCCGGGGCAGGGGCTGCACAGGGGGGCAGTGGCGTTGACTCTTATATTTCTGGGACCGGAATAACCACCATCACGTCTTCGGGTGGCGGTGGCGGCGGCGGGTTCAGTAACACGTTCCTGAATGGTGTGGCTGGCGGCTCCGGTGGCGGCGCTGGAACCGGGGGGTCAAGCCCTTACACTGGCGGATCTGGCGGCACGGGCAACACCCCATCAACAACGCCAAGCCAAGGTAGTAGTGGTGGTGGTGGCGCTACTGGCGGAGCTGCGGGTGGCGGCGGCGGCGGAGCAAGTGCAGTCGGAGCTACCGCAGTATCGACTACCGGCGGCAACGGCGGCGCGGGGACGGCGTCAACTATTAGCGGATCGTCTGTCACTTACGCTGGCGGCGGCGGCGGCGGCGCAAGCGTCACCATAGGAACGGGCGGTTCTGGCGGCGGCGGCAACGGCTCGCTGCTTAGTAGCGGAACCCCAACGGCGGGCACTACAAATCGCGGCGGCGGCGGTGGTGGTGGCTACGCCACTACGGGCGCTGCGGGTGGCTCTGGCATTGTCATCATCAGCTACCCCGGCACACAGATTTATTCTGGCGGAACGGTAACGTCTTCGGGCGGTAATACGATCCACACGTTCAATTCGACCGGCGTGTTTGCCACATACCTGCCAACCCCGACAATCGAATATCTTATCGTTGCTGGCGGTGGTGGCGGCGGCAAAAATGCGGGTGGTGGTGGCGGCGCAGGCGGTTTCTTGACCGCTATTGGTTACCAAGTTTCCCCCGGAACCGCGATCACCGTTACCGTAGGTAGTGGCGGTGCAGGGTCAACTACTGCAGGTGTTGCTGGGGTAAATGGAAATAGTTCTGTTTTTGGAACAATCACATCAATAGGTGGTGGTGGCGGTGCCCCCGCTGGCGGAAACGGTGTAAATGGTGGCTCTGGTGGCGGCGCAAGCATTATCAATGGGGGAACTTCTTTTGGAGGTTTGGGCACTTCAGGTCAAGGTAATAAGGGCGGTGACTCCCCCGCTGCCGGTGCCGCTGGCGGCGGTGGAGCCGGTGCTGTTGGTTCAAATGGTACAGGAAATTATTATGAAGCTGTTGGGTCCGCTGGCGGTGCTGGCACTGCGTCGTCTATTTCAGGTACATCAATAACTTACGCTGGTGGCGGCGGATCCGGTGGCCGTTCTAACTCGGGCACATTGTATGCTGGCGGTTCGGGTGGTTCCGGTGGAGGTGGTGCTGGTGGAACGACGACTTCAAATAATGCTACTGCTGGTACAGGTAATTTGGGTGGCGGTGGCGGTGGCGGTGGCAATGATGGAACAAACGCATGGAATGGAGCCGCTGGCGGGTCTGGTATCGTCATTGTTCGATATGCAGATACTTACCCGGCGGCAATTTCTACAACCGGCTCACCAACAATTACAGTTGCTGGCGGCTATCGCGTTTACAAATGGACTGGCTCTGGGAGCATTACCTTCTGATGAGAGGAACAATGGCGCACTTTGCTGAACTAGACGAAAACAACATTGTCCTGCGGGTCATCGTCGTCGGCGATGACGACTGCAAGGACTCGCGCGGCAACGAGAGCGAGGCGGTGGGCGCGGCCTTCTGCAATCGCCTCCTTGGTGGGATCTGGAAGCAGACCAGCTACACCTCGCGCATCCGCAAGAACTACGCGGGCATGGGCTTCGTTTACGACGAGGCGCGTGACGCCTTCATCCCGCCCCAGCCGTTTCCCTCGTGGAAATTAAACGAAACGACGGCAAATTGGGAAGCACCTGTTCCCTATCCGACTGACGATAAGCTATACACATGGAGCGAAGAGAGCCTGTCGTGGGTTCCCGTCTCAGAGGGGGTATAAATGGAACAGGTAAGCATTTCGATCACTATGACGGTGGCGCAGTGGAACGTCGTGATGACCGCGCTCGGCCAGCGCCCGTTCGCCGAGGTCGCCGACATCATTGGCAACATCAAGGCGCAGGCGGATGAACAGTTGGCCCCCAAGGTCAACGATGTCCCCGAGGCCCCGGCTGAGGCCATCTAAGGAGCAGCGGCGCTATGGACCAGTCAACCATCAACTTGGCCCTTGGCGCCGCCCTCGCAGTCGCTGGATGGTTTGCCCGCATCCTGTGGGAAGCCGTCCAGTCGCTGAAGTCTGACGTTCATCAAATTGAAGTGGACCTGCCCATAAACTACGTCCGCAAGGACGACATGGACAAGCGCATGGACCACATCGAGGACATGTTCAAACGGATCTACGACAAGCTCGACGGGAAGGCGGATAAATGACAACCCCCGAGGAACGGCAGGAAAAAATTGCCCTTGAGATGGCCGCCAGCGCCAGCAAGGGCGCACTGGTCGAGAAGATCACCTTCGCGGGTATCCCGATCCTGTTCTCCTGCGTCGTCTACCTGATGAGCGCCCTATCCGGCGCCAACAACGAGATTATCCAGCTCAAGTCCAAGATTGCGGTGGTCGTGAACGCCGACAACAAGGCGATCCCGCCGCAGGGAACAACTATCGACATGGCTCAAATTCGCGAACATTTGAGCGAGCAGATCAGCAAACTTGATCGGGAGAGCGCCCTCGCCCGCGCCGCCATGACCTTGGACCGCGAAAAGTCTATGTCGGCCATTGAAAAGAGCCGTATGGACATGGCGACGGACGCGGCGCAGGCCCGCGCATCAATACGCTTTGATATGGCCCAGTTGGTCGCGGCGCTCGACAAGCGCATCACCATGCTTGAGAAGGGAAAATGACCATGCAAATGAGCCAAGGCGGCATTGACGCCCTCCTCAAAAAGTTTGAAGGATGCAAATTGTCCAGCTACCGCTGCCCAGCAAACGTGCTCACGGTGGGCTATGGGCACACCTCTGCGGCTGGTGCCCCCGAAGTCACCGAGGGCATGAAGATCACGCAGGCGCAGGCCGAGGAGACCCTTAAGCGCGACTTGGTCAAGTACGAGACCGGCGTCCGCAACATGGTCACGCAGCCCCTCACCCAGCACCAGTTCGACGTCCTCACGGACTTTGCCTACAACGCTGGCCTCGGGAACCTGAAATCCTCGACCCTGCTCAAAAAGGTCAACGCGGGCCAGTTCGACGCGGTCCCCACCGAGCTGATGAAGTGGACCAAGGGCGGCGGCAAAGTCCTCACGGGCCTCGTCCGGCGCCGTCAGGCCGAGGCCGCTTGGTGGACTTCGGACCCGGTCTCCGCAAAACCAGCCACCCCGGAGCAGGCCTTCGACCATGAACAGGAACAGCGCACCGATCCCGATCCTGTTCCTGTACGAACAATGGCGGACAGCAAGCAAGGTAATGCGGCGCTACTCACGGCGGGCCTCGGAAGTTTGGGTATCGCAAAGGAGGTCGCTGCGCAGGCAAAGGATGCGTCTGACGTGGCGGACCAGTTCATGGGCCTACTCAGCAACACAAACTTCGTCATCATGGTGGCGATCATTGGCCTTGCCGCCGGGATATGGTTCTGGCGGAAAAAGAACATGGAGGAGCACGGTGTTTAGCCTGCTCTTTACCCCCTTGGGGCGGTACGCCGTCTTGGCTGTTCTGGGGATAGCCCTGATCGGTCTCGGCATTCACAAGATCAAACAGGACGCGGTGGCCGAGCTTGAGGCCGCCGCCTTTGCTGACGCCTTGAGGAGGACTCAAAATGCGGTCAATGCTGGCAGTGCTGTCGATGTTCGTCCTGAGCGGCTGCGCGATGACGATCCCAATGAGCGCAAATGACGAGGCCGTCTGCACGGTCTGGCGCGACGTGTCTTGGTCCAAGAAAGACACCGACCAAACTATTGCGGAGGTCAAGCAGAACAACGCCCGCCGCGATGGGTGGTGTCACGGCGCGAAATAAGTGGTATAAATCGGGCAACGCGGGGCTCCCATGACCACTGGCCTTACTTACTCCACCTACGTCGCCCAAATCTCCACGATGGCCGTCGTGGCGTCCAGTGATGTCGCCTTTCAGGCCATTCTGCCCCAGATGATCACTTACGCCGAAAATCGGATGTACCGTGACATCAACTTCATGTTCACCTCGACGTCCCTGCACGGCGCCAGCTTCATCCTGACGCCCGGTAACAGGAACCTGAACTTCAGCATCAATTTGTCCACGAACACGGACCCGGCGCAGGGCACGTTCGTTGTCAGTGATCAAATCAACCTCCTGACTGACGCCACCGGCAACGCGGCGTCCACGACGGACCCGGACGCCTGTGTCCGTGTCCCGCTCCTGCCGACGACGAAGGAGTTCCTCGACGCAGTCTATGGTTCATCCTTGACCGCCAACCGGGGCAAGCCGCAGTATTTTGTGCCGTTCAACGAGACGCTCTTCTTCCTTGGCCCCGTGCCCGATCAGGCCTATCCGGTCGAGGTCGTCGGCACCTACCGGCCCAATTCGCTGGGCTACCTGCCCGCCGTCACCTCGGCCACGACTGGCGGCAATATCACCTTCGCCTCGGCCCATGGGCTCGCCAACAACACTTCCGTGTCACTCGCGGGCTTCACGTCGAGCGCGTGGAATGGAAACTTCGTAGCGTCCGTGACCGGGACCACGACGATCACGATCCCCACGACTGCGGCCACCGCCACGGTGATCGGGACGGTCGCCAGCAACGCCTCGACGACGTTCATCAGCCTCTACCTGCCCGACGTCTTCATCATGGCCTCAATGATCTACATCAGCGCCTACCAGCGCAACTTTGGCCGCGCCAATGACGACCCGCAGATGGCCGTGACCTACGAGAGCCAGTATCAGGCCCTCCTGAAGAGCGCCTTGGTTGAGGAGGCCCGCAAGCAGTTCCAGTCATCTGGCTGGGCCTCGCAGGGCCCCGCCACAGTCGCCACGCCGTCGAGGGGGTAACCCATGCCCCACAGCTCGCTGAAGCTCATTCCCGGCGTCGATCAGAACCGGACCCTCGCCCTCAACGAGGCTGCGATCTCGATCACGGACTTGATCAGGTTCATACCCGACAAGCAGGGCCTCGGCCTCGTCCAGAAGCTCGGGGGATGGACCCAGTTCTATTCCAACTCCATTGGCTCGGTTGTTCGTTGCCTGCTCGCGTGGGAAGACATCAACGGCAATGCGTGGCTGGCGTCTGGCGCCGAGGCGTCCCTCAGCGTCATCACGCAGGGCGGCCTGCGTGTCATCACGCCCCAAACGACAATTGCGGACGTTGCTGCTGCGGCCTCGACGACGTTGGGGAGCAGCATCGTGACCATAACGTCGGCAGGTAGCAGCCTCGACGCCTACGACTCGGTGGACATACAGGTCCAGATCAGCGTCGGCGGCTTGATCCTCTTTGGCCTCTACGCCGTCACGCCCGTCAGCACCAGCCAATTCCAAATTCAAGTTGTCGATGTTCTCGGGGCGCCCGTCTACGCCACCGCCACCTCGACAACAACGACCGTGCCGTCCTTCAATTTTGTCAGCGGCGCCTCAACGGTCAACGTCACGCTTGCCAATCATGGCTATCAGGCGGGCGACAATTTCCCCATCCTTGTGTCCACAAAGGCGGGGACAGTCACGCTTTTCGGCAATTACACGATCTCGGCGCTTGACCCAACTACTCCGGCCAACATCTTCACGATCTCGGCGGCCACATCGGCGACGACAACGCCCACCCTGTCGGCGACGGGCGCGGCTGGAACGGCGACCCTGACCTACTCCAGCTCTTACACAATCCCCGTGGGCAGCACGATTGTCGTGGCCACTATTCAGCCTGCCGGATACCGTGGAACTTTCACAGTGACGGCATCCTCCGCCGGAAGCGTTTCCTACGCCAACGGAACAACGGGCGCCCAGACAGTGGCGGGCACGATCTTTGTCAGCGTGGCGGGCGAAAACGGCGGGCTCGCCCAATACATCTACTACAACGGCATTGGCCCCCTCGCCGCCAATTCGGGCTACGGCGTCGGCGGCTACGGCAGTGGCGGCTACGGCTCGGGCATTCCCCCGTCCGCCGGGACGGGCACACCGATTGTAGCCGTGGACTGGACGCTCGACAACTGGGGCGAGACCCTCTTGGCCTGCCCCCTCATGATCCCACCGGGCCAGCCGGTCACAGCCACCCCGTCTGGCGGGGGCATTTACCAGTGGTCGCCCACGACCAACAATCTAATTGCCACGATCATCCCGAACGCCCCGGTCCTGAGCAGTGGCATTTTCGTGGCCATGCCCCAGCGGCAAGTCATTGCGTGGGGATCAACCTTCAACGGCATTCAGGACCAGCTCCTTTTGCGCTGGTGCGATGTTGATGATTATGGCGCTTGGATTGCCCAAACAACCAATCAGGCCGGGTCATTCCGCATCCCCAAAGGTTCCCGCATCGTCGAGTGTATTCAGGGTCCGCAACAGGGCCTGATCTGGACCGATCTCGGCGTCTGGGCCATGCAGTACGTTGGCCAGCCCTACGTTTACCAATTCAACGAGATCGGCACTGGGTGCGGCCTCATCGGGCGCAAAGCGGCGACATCTATAGGCGGCATCGTCTACTGGATGGGCCAGAGCCAATTCTTCAAATTGTCGCCTAACGGCGTCGAGTCCATTAAGTGCCCCGTCTGGGACGTCATCTTTCAGGACCTCGACCTCAACAACCTCGACAAAATCCGCGTGGCGGCCAACTCGCAGTTTAATGAGATCGCATGGTACTACCCGACCAACAGCAATGGCGGCGAGATCAACGCCTATGTGAAGTACAACATCTCGCTTGACCAGTGGGACTTCGGCTCTCTGGCCCGCACCGCGTGGATCAATCAGAGCGTCCTTGGGCCGCCCATCGGCGCCGGTACGGACACCAACATCTACCAGCACGAGACGTCGCCCGACGCCAATGGCCAGCCCATCAACGCCAGCTTTGAAACGGGCTACTTTGCCCTGAGCGAGGCGGATGTGAAGATGTTTGTCGATCAGGTCTGGCCCGACATGAAGTGGGGCTACTACGGCGGCGCCCAGAACGCCACGGTTAACTTGACCTTCTACGCCACGGACTACCCCGGCCAGACGCCGCTCACCTACGGCCCCTTCTCGTTGACGCAGGCCACCACCTTCGTTACGCCCAGAATGCGTGGGCGCCTTGTGTCGATCAAGGTTGAGAGCAATGACCTTGGCTCGTTCTGGCGCATCGGCAACATCCGCTACCGTGTCCAGCAAGATGGGAAATACTGATGGCCAGTCTTGACGACATCCTCACTACTCAAAAAAACGGCGTCGTCGCCCTCAACAACATCTCCCAGACGACACTTTTTTTAAGCGGAAAGCTGACTAAAACGGCAATTTCGGCCACCGCCTTGGTGAGCCAAGGCGCCGGGAGGATTGTCAGGGTCGCTGTCTTGGCTGACGGGACAACAATGGGGAGCCTGTACGACGCCTCTACCGCCGCTGGGGCCAGTGCGACAAACTTGGCCGCCAAAATTCCCCTCGTGCGCGGCATCTATGAAATCAACATCCCCGTTGCCAATGGGATTGTAGTTACCCCCGGAACGTCGCAAATCATCACCGTTGTCTATTCGTGAGGACACCATGCCCCTGACCAAAGGCTCCTCGCAGGCCACGATCAGCCACAACATCGGCGAGATGGTCCACGCCGGTCATCCGCAGGCGCAGGCCGTCGCCGCCGCCCTCAACACCGCGCGCAGCGCCAAGGCGGAGGGTGGCCCCATGCCGGGCCCCAAGGCCAGCCCGGCGGACACCGGCGTCCACCTCGGCCCCATCCACAGCCCCGTGGCCGGGCGCACCGACCACCTGCCCATGAACGTGCCGTCGGGCGCCTACGTCATCCCCGCCGACATCGTGTCGTCGCTGGGCGAGGGCAACACGATGGCGGGCTTCCGGGCCGTGAAGCAGATGTTCAAGTCGGCGCCCAAGGGCAGCTACGCCGAGGGCGGCATCACCGGAGCGCCTGTCGGGGAACCCGTTCCTATTGTCGCCGCCGGTGGAGAATATGTTCTTTCGCCCAACGAAGTTGTCTGGGCCGGGGGCGGGGATATTGACGTTGGGCACCGGGCGCTCGACAAGTGGGTCACCGACACGCGCAAGGAACTGATCAAGACGCTCAAGGAATTGCCGGGGCCAAAAAAGGATTGAGGGGGATCTCAATGTCTGATGAATTGAAGGTGTGGGTCGGTAAGCCGGAAGACGTCCATGAGATGATGGACTTGGCCATAGCGGCCTGCGCCGAGAATGGGTTCGTTTCGCCGAACCCGCTGCGCCTTCTGAACGAGATTTGGCCGTCCCTGAACCGTGACCGGGGTATCATGGGCATCGTCGGAGTGCCCGGTGAGAAGCCGCAGGGGGCAATCCTTTTGAGGATTGGCAACATCTGGTATAGTGACCAAGACATGCTTGAGGAGCGCGCCGTCTTCATCCACCCTGACTTCAGGGCCGCAAAGGGTGGACGCGCTAGGAAATTGTGCGAGTTTGCGAAGAAAGTGGCCGATGAGCTTAAAATGCCCCTCACGATTGGCGTCCTTTCTAGCCAGCGCACGGCTGGAAAAGTCCGCCTCTACGAGCGCATTTTCGGCCAACCATCGGGCGCGTACTTCCTCTATGGTGTCCAAACTGGCGAGTGGAAACACGCCGCTGAATAAAGTCGAGGTATAATATGGGCGGCGGCGGCGGAAAAACTCAGCAAACTACCCAGAAGACCGAGATCCCACCGGAGGTCATGGCGCGCTACAACGCCGTCAACTCCCGTGCCGAGACGGTCGCCAACACGCCGTTCCAGCAATACAGCCAGAACCCGAACGCCTTCGTGGCGCCCCTGACGCAGACGCAACAGGCGGGCATCCAGAACACCAACATGATGGCCGGGGCCGCGCAGCCCTATTACGGCGCCGCCGCAGGCCTGACCGCCGCTGGCGCGCAGGGCGTCAACCCCGGCGACCTTAACGTCGGGCAATACTACAACCCCTACACGCAGGCCGTCGCCGCGCCGACCCTTCAGGCCCTGCAACAGCAACAGGGCACGGAACGCTCCAGCCTGATGAACCCGAACTCGATGCGCTCCTACGGCGGCGACCGCTCGGGTATTGTGGCGGCCAATCTGGCCCGCCAACAGGCGCTCGGCACCGCTCAAGTCATGAACCCGATCTATAAGGACGCCTACAATCAGGCGTTGCAGACGGCTGTCCAGCAACAGGGCGTGGGCCTTGGGGCCGAGCAGGCCAATGCGCAGCGCCTCATGGCGGCTGGCGCTCAGTTTGGTCAACTTGGCACGGGCGCTCAGGCGGCTGGCCTCGCCGGTGCGCAGGCCCAGATGGGCGCGGGCGCGACGGAGCAGCAAACCCAACAGGCGGGCTTGCAGGCGCTTTACAACCAGTTCCAGCAAGGGCGCGCCTACCCGATCCAGATGGCCCAGATGCTTGCGGGCATCGCCGAGGGCACTGGCCCCATTTCCGGCCAGACCGTCACGGGGACGCAGCCCGCCGGGTTCTTCTCGGACGAGCGCCTTAAGGAGAACATCCAGCGCGTCGGCGAGACGGACGACGGTCAGCCCATCTACCGCTACAACTACAAGGGCGACAAGCGGACCCAGATCGGCCTCTTGGCGCAGGACGTCGAGAAGCACCACCCCGAGGCCGTCGGCCTCGCCGGTGGCTACAAGACCGTGGACTACAAGAAGGCCACGCAGGACGCCATCCACAAGGACGGGGGTGGCCCCGTAGAGGGCGCCCCACAGACCCTCGGCGGCGAGAAGTGGGACATTGCGGGCCCGACCGCCAAGCGCAGTGCGCTGCCCATGAACCTTCAGGGCCTCGGCGCCGCGCGCCCGTTCGCCGGGTCCGAGGGCCTGCCGATCATGGCGCAGGCCTACGACGTCAGCGGCATGATGGCCCCCAAGGCCAAGGGGCTTACGCTGGGCGCGATGGAGGGCATGCAGGCCCAGCGCGCCAGTTTGCCCGGCAGTGGCTCCGGGGGCGACCCGGCCTACCGCGACTGGCTGATGAAGGACTTGGACGCCAAGATCGCTGCGGGCGGTGGCCAGCCGGTGCAGGTAGCGAGCGCCGCCCCCAACATGGGCGGCACACCCTACACCGAGAGCTTCAGCGCCGGGGGCCTCGCCGGTGGCGAGCGTTACGGCTTCAACGGCGAGATGGGCAGCTACGTCAACCCCGCCATTGCGTACTATCAACAGATGGCGGCCAACGGGCTTTCCGGTCCCTATGGCTATGTTGTCCCGCAGCGCAGTGGGGCGTCCGCACTTCCCAAGCAAGAAAACATTATGAAGCAACAGCCCTCTGGGCTTGCTCAGGCCGTAAGCGCCGCCAGCACGGGTGCCCAATTCGCCACCGTTGGGAAGTCGGCGTGGGACGCCCGGCCCGACTTTGCAAAGTCGCAGGCGACACTTGATAAAGATAAGCAGCTCGCGGAATACCAAGACGCGCTGCAAAAGAAAACAATTGCCGATGCTAAAGAGCGCGGTCTTCTTGCGCACGGCGGCCTCGCCCGCGCCCACTACGATGGCAGCGATGGCAGCTACGTCATGCCCTACGCGGCAGGTAACGAAGAAGACCCCTTGGCTAAGGCTGCGGCCATCAAGCATGAGCCCGCCAAGGGCCTTCAGGGCGGGTCACTGCCGCAGCCCGGGCCATCTCCGGCGTCTGAACTTGGTGGCCTAGCTGCCAAGGGATATGCCGCCAAAAAAGCCGGTACAATGTTTGCCGACAAAATGGGCCTCACAAGCGCTGAAACCGCCCTTGGCGATGGCGTGGGTGGCACTGCGGTCGGGGCCGGCGCCGGAGAAGCCGCCACCGGTGCGGGCCTTGCTGGAGCCGGTGAAGCTGCGGCAGGCACGGCTGCGGCTACAGAAGGCGCGGGCATACTTGGCAGCATTGGAACTGGGATTTCTGGTTTGATTGAAGCCCTTGGGCCCGCAGCAATTTTGCTTGCAGCCAAGGGTGGCCGCATTGAGGCCCGGCACGGGTACAAGACTGAAGGCTTTGTGCCGCAGACAGCCGACGAGATCGAAGAAATAATCAAGGGGTTTATCCCCAAAAACACGCAGGCCGAAAGCGGCGACAGGAACGTGCCCAATGCGGCTGGCACAAGCACAGCCTTTGGCCCCGGCCAATTCACGACGGGGACTTGGAGTGACGCCATTAAGCGTGACCCGGCCCTCAAGGATTTGACCGAGGCCGACCGCTACAACCCTGACGCGCAGGCCCGCGTCATGCCTTCCCACGCCCGTTACTTGGCCAGTCGGTTCCAAGACGCCGAGCAGCCGGTCAACGAGGGCAATCTCCGTCTGGGCTGGGCCTTGGGCCACGTTGGTGGTCCTGCGTTTGCTAAGTCCGCCCGCGACAACCCCGACGCCCCCGCCTACACGGTCGCGGACCCCGCAGCCGTCAAGGCGAACCCGACTTGGTTCTTTGACGACAAGGGCAACCCCCGCACTGTCGCGGAGGCGCAGAGCCACCTTGTGTCGCAATTGGACAGGAAGCCCGGCGTGGCCTCTGGCAAGCCATCCCAATCCTCCGGGCTGGCTGGCGGAAGCGCCGCAAACGCTGCGCGCTCGCCGTTTCAGGCTTTGTTCTCCGGCGCACTGCCCGACATGAGCCCCTCAACCAAGGCCGCGTTGTCCTCCGAGAACCTCTGGGTTCCCGCGCTGGCGGGCATTGGCTCAATGCTGGCCTCGCAGCGCCCCACGCTCGGCGGCGCCGTCGGCGAGGGCCTTGTCGGCGGCGCTGGCGCCTATACCGCCTTGCAGAAGCAACAGGCGGACATCGAGAAGAAGAACTGGGAGACCGAGCAGATCCGCGCTGGCATCACCACGGGTAGCCTCACCACCGATAGCAAGGGCCGCCAAGTCATCAGGTATCTAAAGCCTGACAATACTTATGACCTCATGGAGGTCATTGACTATTGGAAGCTCCCCAAGGATCAGCGCCCGCGCCTTGACCCGGGGTCGCAGCGCAAACTTGACGAAATGCAGACCAGCCTCTCTGGCGGCGCTGGCGAACCTTCCGTTGTTGAGAAGAAGCCCGAGCGTCCTGCGGGTTCTGCTACGGCGCCCGCTGGTGGCGCTGGCGGCAACCCCCCTCCCGGCGGCTCTGTAACTCCTCCCGCCCCCGGCGGGGCGTCCTCGTCTAGCCCGCCACCCGATCAGGAAGCCGCTACTGCCCCGGCGATCAGGCTCGACGACGCAATGAGGAAAGCCGCAGCCGACAAGGCTGAGGCGATGTATCGCGCTGGAACTGACGCCACGGCGGCGTATCCTGACAAAATTGGCCCCGCGATTGACGCCGCTGCGTCAGCGCAAAATCAACGCGCGCCCCTTGGCTCGCTCGCCAATTCGCTTGCCTCGGCGCCCCGCACCGAGTCGCCCCTTGCCTCCGGCAAAGTGCAGGAAATTGCGCAGCCCATCATGGCCGTCGCCAATAACTTGGCGTCCATGTTCGGCATTCGCGCGCCTGCCCCGGATGCTGATTTGAGCAGTGCCGAGCTGATCAGGAAGAACATCAAACTCCTTGCCAAAGAAGCGTCGGTTGGAAGCCTTGCACACGCTGCGTTCGTGGATATGGAAAACGCCATCCCCACGAACCTGAACAGCCCCGATGCGCAGGCCAAGATGCTCGCGGATATTTTCACGATCAATCAGCGCATCATTGATCGCGGGAACTTCCACAAGCAGTTGAGGGATGCGGCCAACGGGCCTAATCAACGATACATTGCTCAGGCGCCACACGCAGCGTCGTCGCTTGATCCTGATGCTGAATTCAGCAAAAGGTACTCTCAGGCCTTCTATAACGACGAAAAGAAGGCGCTCATCCGCATGTTCAAGGACGGTCCAAAGGGCATGACCAATGCGCAGGGGCGCCAAATGTCGATGTATGAATATCTTCATGAGAAGGGCGCGTCTTTGAGCCCGCAGGAGAAGGCCAAGATAAGCAAGGCGCTTGGCTCTCCAAACATCATGCGTTACTTCGGCCTCGGAGATTAAGATGGCGGACACCGATTTTGAACTTGCCCCGGTCGTTCCTTCGGTGGAAACAGCCCCTGCCGTTCCGCCCGTTTTTGGCGAAACGCAGGACTTCTCTCTTGTCCCTGTGGGAAGGGCAGAAGTCGCGCCCAAAAAACAGACCCGCTGGGGCGAGGCCGCTAAGTCCGGCCTGATGAAGATGGGCATGGCCGTTCCCGGCATGCAGGGCGATGTCGAGCAGCTTTTGACGCAGGCCCCTGTGCTTGCGCAGAAGGCCTACGCCTTTGGCCGCGAAAAACTCGGCTTCCCCCTGTCGCCCGAAGATGCTGCCTCTCAAGAGACAGGGGCCCAGCGCATGTCAGGGCGGCTTGAGGAGCGCCGGACAAAGGGGCCGTTCGGTGGAATACCCGGCGGCGAGAAGCTTTACGCGCAGCCCCCGACTTCGGCTGAACTTGAAAAGGCCATCAACCCATACGCCGAAAAAGCGTTTGGCGTCGGCCCCGAAATGAAGCCCCGCACCCCGCAGGAAGCTATTGTGCAGGAAGGCCTCAAATTGGCTGGCGGCAATTGGATGGGTCCGGCCAAGGGGCTGGCCAAGCGCATGGCGACGGGTGTGGCCGGTGGGGCGGCGTCCGAAGGCGCCGGTCAGGAAACTCATGGCACTGCATGGGAAATTCCTGCGCGCATTACGGGCATGGTTGCGGGCAGCAAATTTGCGCAGCCGGTCTTAAACGCCGCCGAGACTGCCGCAAAGTCCGTTACGCCTATGGGCGCCCGTGAGAAGCTTGCGGGCGTCTTGAGCGACCCGCTCGCTGAGTCCACCGCCAGCGCAAAGCGCATGGCCCTGTCTGACAACATAAAAGATGTGGCCGCCGGGTTCCCCGCCCGCATGCGCGGCTTTGTCCAAAACGTCACCGGCGTAGACGCCAAGGCGCCCGCCTTTCAGGCCCGCTTGGAAGAGCTGGGGAAGGCCGAGCGCCAGAGGGTCTACGACGCCGCTCGGGGCAATCCTGCGGCTCAGGCCATTGACGACGCGCCCTTCGCCGCCCTCCGCGACCGGCCCATCTTTCAGGAAGCCGAGGCGGCGGCGAAGAAGAACGCCGCCAATTTGCCCGACTGGGATCTGCGGGCGCCTGAAATCGTCAAGGGCACTCCTACCACCCCAATGCTCGGGGCTAACGGCAAGCCGATGGTTGACGCTTCTGGCAGCCCCATCATGAAGGCCGCCACTCCCGATAAGGTAAATCCGGGCAATCTCCAGCACTACGACGAGACGAAGAAGCAGTTCGACTCCATCATTGAGCAGGCCAAGCGCACCGGCGATACGCCGCGCCTGTCCGCCGCTATGGACGCCAAAAAAGAGATGCTCGACATCCTCGACCCGCTCATCCCGGAGTATAAGGCCGCGCGCGGCATTGCCAGCGACACCTTCAAGGCTGCGGACGCGCCCGAGGCTGGCGCGAGGTTCCTGACGACCTACGACATGTACGACAAGAAACAGTTCACCGACGCCTTCAAGTCCTACACTCCGGGCCAACAGCAAGCTTTTGAGGTTGGCCTTTTAGGCCAGTTGGAAGCGGACATTGTTAAAAACCCGCAGCTCATCTCCCAGCGGTTCATCAAGAACCCTGACCTGATGGAAAAGCTGTCGCTGGTGTTTGGCCGCGAAACTGCGCAGGCCATTCGCGGCAAGGCCCTGTCCGAGAACCTCCTGCAACAGGCCAACAAGATCCGCGCCGATATAACCAAGGCGGAGCAGTCCGCAGCCGTGAGCAAATCTCCCCTTAAAATGGGAGCTGGCGTAAGCGTGGGCGG